TCGTTGCCCTCGGCCTCCCAGTAGACCTGGATCCCGCCGTAGCGGGAGCCGGTCACGCGGCTCGCCTCGTCGACCGCGTTGATCTTCAGGCCGCCCTTGTCGGCGCCGATGGGGATCCGGCGCACGCGGCTCGAGATCTCGCCCAGCTGGTACGCCCGCTGGAGGATGCCCGCCGCGAAGTCCTGCTGCACCAGGAAGCCACCGTCGGACGGCACGACGGTCCCGGCACCGGTGGCGGCCGCGTTCAGGCGGAGCAGCCGGGAGTCCGGCGACGCGCCGGCGGCCTCGGCCCCCTTGATCGCCAGCAGCTGCTCGCCCAGGCTGGCGAACGGCTTCGCCGCCTCGCTGCCGCGGGCCTGCTCCTCGCGGTAGCGCTGGCGCAGGATGGCCGTCTCGACGTCGGAGACGCTCGCCCCCGACTCGATCCAGCCGTCCACCTTCGCCTGGTCGGTGATGCTGTGCTCGCGGGCAAGCGCGCTGATCTGCCGCACGCGCTTGCGCTCTTCCGCGAAGTCCAGCGTCGCGGCCCCGGTCGGGGCCACCATGGTCTCGGCCATGGGTTCCTCCCTCTGGCCCGTGGGGGCCGGTTCGGGCGCGGGGGGATCGGTGTTCGCTGCCGGCGCGTCCCCGCCCGCGTCGACGGAAGCCTGCTCGATCACGGCCGCCACGGCCGCGACCTCGTCCTGTGTGACTCCGACGGCCTCTGCCGCGGCCGCGATCCTGGCCGCAACGAACTCCGTCTCGACGAACTCGTCGAGCGCCGCCGTCTGGCGAATGGGCAGCACGTCCGCCCGCCTCTGGCGGTCCATCGGCATGGGCATCGCGGCAGAGCCGGAGCCGCCAACCAGCTCCTCGAGCACGTCGTCGAGGGTGGCGATCCGATCAACCATGCCCGCGCCGAGCGCCCGCTGGGCGGCCAGTGTGCGGCCCTGCCCGTAGTTGGCCTCGACCTCCCCGACCGAGACCCCCCGGTTCCGGGCGACGTCGGCCAGGAACTGGGCGTAGGTGTCGTCGATCTTCTCCTGGAGGGCGGCCCGCGCCTCCTTCGAGAGGGGCTCGTAGGGCGTGCCCTCGGCCTTGAACTTCCCGGCCTTCACGATCGAGCGGGTGACCCCCGCCTCGGCGTCCGCCTTCGAGATGTCGGTGTGAACGGCGTAGACGCCGATCGAGCCGATGTCCGTGGCGGAGGGGATGGCGACGATCTCGTCCGCGGCCGAGGCGATCCAGTAGGCCGCGCTCGCCATCGTCGGGTTGCAGACCGCGATGCAGGGCTTCTCGCCGCGGGCATCGAAGATCAGCTGCGCCAGCTCCTGCACGCCCTGGACGGCGCCCCCGGGCGAGTCCACGTCGAGCACGATCGCGGCGACGTCCGGGTTCTTCACCAGCGCCATGAAGTCGCGGCCGAAATTCTCAGCCGAAGTGCCCCCGCTCATCGCCGAGAGCATGTTCATCCGGTAGGAGATCACGCCGTAGAGCGGGAGAACGGCGACGGCGCCGTGCTGGCGCATCTCCGGGTCCTTCCGGCGGGCGGTCGCGGCCTTGATCTCGGCCTCCGACAGCTGCCCCCTGACGCGGAGATCGAGAAAGGCCAGGATCTCCTCGAGCTTCGCCTCCTGGATCGCCCACGGCGTGCGCTCCATCGCCCGCAGGATTCCTTCGATTCGTCCGGCCATGGGTTCCCCCTTCTCAGGCGCTCGCGCGCAGCAGGCCGCGCTGCGTGGGATTCACGTCGTCCTTGACCGGCTCGTCTCCCGGGGGCGCCTCTCCCCCGGCCGGCTTCGCGGCCGCGCCGCCGATGTAGACGCCCTTCTCGCGGGCGTACTCCTGCTCGGCGGCGATCTCGTCGACGATCTCCTCGAAGTCGACGCCACGCTCCGAGGCGAGCCGGGTCCGGCTGGTGAGTCCGAGCTTGACCTCGAGGTCGGCTGCCTGCAGGTCCTTCAGCGGGTCGATCCACTTCCAGCCGCGCTCGCGGAAGGCGACGGCGAAGTAGTCGGAGGGCAGCCGGCTGGCGGCGAACGGGAGGTCGATCGCGCGGGCGAGTAGCGCCATCCCCACCCAGTTCCGGTAGACCGTCCGGTGCAGCCACTTCTTCAGCCAGCCCTGGATCACCCGGTAGTTGTCGCGTTCGGGCAGCAGGCCGGCGCGCTGGGAGCCGTAGTTGGCGTCGCTCAGGTCGCCGGTGAGGGCCGAGTATGAGCTGCCCAGGCCGCGGCCGATCCCCCGCAGGATGATCTTGTTGAACGCCTCGAAGGCGCTGTTCGGATGCTGGGGGTCGAAGCCCTTGAAGGTCTGGCCAGGTGCGAGCTCGTCGATCAGCCCGGGCGCGACCTCCAGGTCCTGCGGCTGGGACTTGCCACTGCGGAGCTTCGCGGCGTATGCCTCGATCGCCTCGGGGGTGACGTTCTCGATGAAGCCCATCTTCGCCGCGGTCATGCGCGACGCGACCAGCTCCGACTCGGTGAGGCCGTCCAGGTGGTGGACGTTCGTCAGGATCGGAGCGAGCCAGCTGACGCCGCGGGTCTGGCCCGGGCGGTAGCGCACGAAGAGGTGCGTGATCTCCTTCGCATCGATCCGCACGCGCTCGCGCCGCGGCCACAGGTCGGCCGGGTGATTGCGCCAGAACCAGTAGCCGATCGCCCGGCCGTTGCGGTCGAGCTCCACGCCCATCCGGACCTCGACGCCGTTCTCGTCGGGGGCGACGTTGTAGAACTCGTCGAGCAGGTCCGGGTCGATCAGCTGGACCGCGTAGCGGTGGCGGCTGGGAAGGAAGCCGGGGTGGTGCCGGACGAAGATCTCGCCGTCGATCGCGAGCCCCTCGACCGCCAGGCGCTGGAGGTCCACCCAGGAATCGTGTCCGTCGACGCTCGCGTTCTCGGGGAAGTCCCATTCCTTCCACGCGGCCTCGAGCGCCCGGTTCGTCTCCTTGTCCAGCGTGCCGCCGTCGTCCTTGATCTGCGCGTGGAGCTGGATCCCTTCGTCCCCGATGATGTTGTTGACGAGCTCGCGCGCCCAGCCGGCGACCCACGGGTTGTTGCGGCGGAGATCCCGGGCGCGGGCCCGGAGCAGCCGGGCGTTGTACTGGAGTTCGCGGTCGGGCGAGAGGATGCCGACGGCCCAGTCCCAGAAGAGCCGGGACGTGCTCGCGCCGCCGAACGCCGGCGACGGCCCGGAGTTGAACTCGCGGTCGCTGATGTCCGCGGCGGCGCGGAAGGGGTTAGCCACGGGCCACCCCCTTCCGCGTCAGGACGTACAGGCCCTCGCGAACGAGGGTCCAGCAGAACTTCCAGCCGGCAAGCGAGAGGAGGAGCAGCCCGCCGGAGATCGGCCAGACCTCGGGTACGACCAGCCGCGCGATCCCCCAGGTCAGCAGCGCCCAGCCACCCAGGATCGCCACGGCCACGAGCAGCTCGCCGGCGAACCGGCCGAGCAACCCAAGCGCGGCAACCAGCAGGCGGCCCACGCCCGCGACCAGGTGGCGGAGATTACCCACGGCTGAACCTCACGCGGTGCTGCGCGGGCGCGGCGCCCGGGTTCTTCTCGACCTCAACCAGGTAGGCATAGACGCCGCGGAGGCGCACCAGCTCCTTGGCGGGGATCTTGGTGACGGCCCGGCCGCTGATCTGGTAGGCTTCCAGGTCGGCGGTGAGCCGCCCCTCGATCGCCGCCTCGATGACGGCCAGGGTCCGCTGGTTGTGGGTCTGGGCGTTGACGGCCGCGGTGGGGTCGGGCGTCAGAACGATCGTCCCCTGTCGCACGACGTACCGCTCGGTCCCATCGGTCACGGTGGCGTAAAACTGGTAGGGCCCAGGCGTGAGCACCGGCGACCGGGTCGTGCGTTCCTTGGGGATCCGGACTTCGAAATGTGAATCAACGCCTACGACATCGCCCTCCTCGGTCTCCCAGTCGCTGGGGCCGCGGAAGGCGTAGGTGAGGGTCCAGCCGTCCGCCGGGGGATAATCGGGGACGGTGATGTCGAACTTGATCGTGTCGCCGATGGCAACTTCGCTCGGCTCATACGGCGGAATCTGGGGGGCCAACGCCCGCTCCGGTTCCTGGATGCGAAAAGCGCCGCCACCTCGCCGAGTGCGAGGAAGCGGCCGCTCCGGACCAATTCGATTGTCGGGGCGCCTGGGCGCCACCGTACTTCTACACCTGAATGCTACTACATATTGCGGTGCGAGCGCAAGGGGAGCCCTACCAGTTCGTCGCCCAGCCTGACCGCCGGCGCCGGCGCGGCTCGTCGGCCGCGGCATCCTGCTCCTCTGCCGCAGCCGCCTTCTCCTTCTCCTCCTCCGTGATCGGCGCGGCCAGATCGTCCGCGAGCTCGGCGAGGTGCCCGGTCACGGCGGGGCCGAGCATGTGAAGCGCAGCACGGGCGTATACCCAGAGGTCTATGGCCTCGTTCGCCCGGATCCGCTTGTACGACCGCTCCCGGCCGCGGGTCACGGCGACTTCGCCGCCGAACTGCGCGAAGTACTCGGCGTCCATGCCCGTCGGGTCGGCCTGGCGGCAGAAGTGCAGGTAGCCGGGGCCCGGGCGCTGGAACTGCAGGCGCCGGAAGAGCGCGTCCTTGAAGCCCCACGTCGCGATCGTCCAGAGGCGGACGCCGTACTTGTTCGCGCGCCGCTGGCGCTGGAGCTCCGGTGTCCGGCCCTCCTTGCCCTTGATCGCGTAGATGCCGGCGCCCTCTTTGCCCTTCACGTAGGCGTAGACTGACTGCGTCGTCTTGCCGTCGCCGGAATCGATGCCCGTGACCTCGAGGTGCATCTTCCGCCCCGACACGTGCTCGTACTCCTCCGCGAGCAGCGCGGAGAGCCGTTCCCAGACCTCCGGGCGGTCGGGGTCGCCCTGGACGCGGAGGTGGCGGATGTTCCATGCCTCCTCCCGCGCGCCCCAGCCCCACACGGCGAGCTCGACCCATGTGCCCTGCACGTCCACCGACCCGGTGAGCACGCCCACGCCGGCGGGCACCTTCCCGTCGAAGTTCTCGATCCGCTTCTCGAGGGCGGTCGGCGCGACCTCGTCGTTCCGCTCTTCCCACTCGAGCGCCAGGATCTGATTGATGAAGACCTGCAACAGCTCGGGATCACCCTGGGCGTCCAGCCATTCCTGCACGAGGCTCGGCCACTTCGCCTTGTCGGAGATGAGCGAGACCAGGGCGTTCGGCCCGTCGAACCCGCGAACGCCCGGGACGCCCTCGCGGGTAGGGAACCAGTCCCCGGCCAGGACCATTGCCTCCTTGTCCCGCTCCTCGATGACGCAGCCGTTCGCCTCACAGAGGTAGTAGGCCGTCTCGGGGTGGTCGTGCAGCTCGCGCTGCTCGCTCTTGCAGTCGGGGCACGGGCCCTCTTCCGCGAGCTGGCGCCCGCAGCCCGCGCAGTGGACGGTGCGGTCCCACTTGATGCCGTAGGGCGCGTCCGGGCCGCCCCAACGCAGCTCCTGGAGCACGCCACAATGCGGGCACGGCACCTTCCACTTCTG